AACATTTCCAAGTTTTCCGGTGTCACGACGCAAAATCTCAATCGTATACACACCATCATCCTCTGGCAACATATGTGTCGGAATCAACCATGACGATCCTCGCATAGGAACAATCATAGAAATCTTCTTACTTTTGTCAGGCCAAGTAACTTCACAACGTTGAAGCCATTTCCACAGTGTGGACTGAATTTCTCCATAGAAGTACATTTGGAGGCATCAGACTTTGGAACAGACATAGGTCGTACAGTTTTCCAGATATTCTCCTGCTCATTAGCCTCATAATGAGGCTTCACAAGAGGAGCAACGGTCTCATGGTCTTCAGGGGCAGATGTCATATTACCTTGCAATTCAAGCTCTTTTCCCATATTGGAAAAGGTACGATAGAGCTTTACTGCGCCAATAATGGCAATAATCGATACAGCACCAATAGCGCATCCTTTCAAGATCTCGTCTTGATGTTCACGCATAACATCAACAAGAGATCTCATCTTATCAGCCGCATTATCAACAATCTCCTGCGGAAAATACTCATCATACCAGTCGGCAACTTGGTCTTTCAGAGAACGTTCCTCACAGTAAGTATCCATATTAATAGAATCATGGATCTCTTTTAAAGTTTCAGGAGAAATGTCACCACTTTGATGTTCAAGGTCACAATCTTGACACATCTTCGGTGCACAATACGGACATTCGCTCGGCATATCAGAGTGTTCACAAAGATCAAGATCATAAGCACTTTCAACAGATGCAACAAATCGCTTTTGCACTGCATAATGCTGTTCGCTCATTTTCTTAAGTTCTTCAAGACATTCAGCAAATGATGCTTGCTTAAGAATGTCCACAAACTTATGTGAATCTCTAATACCTGACTCCTTATTGCCAGTACGAATAATCTCCACACGCTGGAGATCGATAAGCCACGCATCCTCAATGAACTTCTTCATCTTACCTCCATTCAATCCTCCAGTCATGGAGTCAACATACCCGGGGCGCAAGCGCACATCGAGGATGGCGTCAAAACGACGCAAAATAGAAACTGGTTCATTTGAGAACGTATGTGCCATCAAAGACTTGACATTGGTCGTAATGGTAAAGAGTTTCGCAATAAAATACTCATTACCTTTAGATTCAACACCGGCCTTCAACACTGCAATTGGCACATTGTTGGCGAAATCAATGATGGGTTTCGTGGGATTCCCTTCATAGTAATCCGCCTTAGTATTTCCAAAGTCATCAAGAGTCACAGCATTATGATAAGGGTGATATTCAGATTGGTACTTATCACCATCATTCAACGTGACGACATGCTCTTTAGACGACGGAAAACCATTGTGCGAAAGAAGTACCTTAATCAACTTAGCATTGATTTCAGATTTTCCAACAGCACT